GCAGCAGCTGGTGGGCAGCAGCCGTCTCTGTGCAGGTCACGTGAACGATGAGCGCCGCCGGAGTATACGCGATATTGCCACCAGTCCCGAAGTCTACCTCATACGGCGCGACGGCAGCAGCTGCTTTGAACAGATGACGGTCACGGATATGGAACTGAAGGACCAGCGGCCGCACACTACCTTCCAGACGGCTTTCGTCACCCTGCGCCCTTCCCACCGCCATCAGGAGACCGTCAGCCGCGGCCAAAGCATTAGTCAGGAAGAGTCCGACGGCGTATTCGACTATACCTTTGACGATTCATTCAATTAGTTTTCATCAACCTGTCAATATCTCTATGGAACAGAAGAAAGAACCTATCTACCGCAGCCGGGTACTCGACGAAATGGACGTGCGCACATTCCCGGATGGTCGCAAGCGCATCTTCAGCATCAAGTTCGTGACCAAGGAAGGCCGCCTGGTGTATTTCCCTCAGGCCTATGCCTGCGGAGCCGGACGCATGAACAACAAGGTCTTCCGAGTCCGCGGTGTCCAGGCATGCGACTGTCAGGGAAACCCCGAGCCCGGCATCCACGTATATCCAGTCAGAATCTTCAATATCATTCAGTACAATGGACATCCTGTTCAATAAGGAGGGGACACCCCTAATGATGCAATCGACGGCAGTGTTCGGAGAGAGTACCGGGCGGCCTGCTAACTACGAGGTGAAGAAACGCGATATCCTGGCACCCTTCGAGAGCCTGCGCACGACTTATACCGAATGGAAGGGGCACCGTATCCTGGAATGGGGCGAGGGCAATGACTTCCCCCAGAAGGCGGCAAAGGTGGTCAGCGAGACCAGCGTGCTCAACACCGGTCTGCGTTTCCTGCGCAACCTCACCCTCGGACAGGGCCTTTTTGCCTGTCGCGTGGAGGGCTACGACGAGAAAGGGAACGAAAAGCTGAAGCCTGTGGATGACGCCGCGCTGGCAGCACTCCTCGGCAGCCGTATGGTGCGCCGCTACACGGAGAATGCCAGCCGCGACTACTTCAAGTTCGGATGCTCTCCCGTGGAGCTCGTTCCAGATGCTGCAGGGAAACGTATTATCGGACTGAATGCCATCAACGCACTGTACACCCGATTCACGGTACCGGACACCATGGGGCGCTGCAAGTGCATCGTGTCCGGCTGCTGGCCTTCGCTGCCGGAGACGACGGAGGATGACCAGCCCCGGGTACTCGACACGCTGATGGACTACGACCCGCAGCTGGAGTATGACACGCGCTTCCTGCAGGGCAAGCTGAAGCAGCCGTTGGTGTATGCGCTGCGCGACAGCTGGAGCAACCACGATGTTTATAGCGAACCCGTCTGGCTGCCCGCTTACATCCTGGGATGGATAGACATCGCCCAGCAGGTGCCTAAGTTCCTGAAGAAGGCCTACGAGAACCAGATATCGTGGAAATGGCACGTGCAGATACCGTATTCCTTCTGGGATCGCCGTTTCCCTATGCAGGACTACCAGAAGCTGGGCACTGAAAAACGCAAGGCGGACATTCAGAAATACATGGATGACATCGAGCGCAATCTGACGGGTGTGGAGAACGCAGAGAAACCGCTGATGACCATGTACGCCGTCAACGAGGCCAACGCCAAGGTGGAGGAGGAGTGGAAGATCCAGGCACTGGACAACAAATACAAGGGCGGCGAGAACCTCGTCACCTCAGCAGCTGCAAACTCTGAGATCCTGTTCACCCTGGGCGTGAATCCCAACGTGTTCGGAGCCGGTATGCCTGGTGGTACCTATGCCGGCAATCAGGGAGGCTCGAATATCCGGGAGGCTTTTCTGGTGAACATCGCCAATGCATGGGTGGACCGCCAGAACCTGCTCGACCCCATCTACCTGCTTCTGCGATCGTGGGGATATGGAGACGATGTGCAGCTGCGCTACCGTAATACCATCCTCACCACGCTCGACACGGGAGCCGGCACACAAAAAACATTGAGCTAATTAAATGAGATTTTTTGCTTTTATATGTTCTTCAGCAGTAATAATTGGAACAACGGCAAGGAGATGAACAGCATCATCCCTGTCTCATCGGCCCTCAGCTTCGAGAAGGTGCAGTCTTCCCTGCAGGCTGCAGATGACCTGTATCTGACACCCGTTCTAGGCGCTGCGCTGATGGCCGGCATAGAAGGTATCTATGCCAAAGAAGACAAGAGTCCAGAGGAAATGACACTCCTCCGCCTGGTACAGGCCGCAGAGGCTAACCTGGCATTCTATACGAATTTCGATGCCCTCCAGCTTCGAATAACAGATCAGGGATTCCAGAGACAGCAGACAGAGAGTTTCGGCAGTCCATTCAAATACCAGGAGGACCGGCTGCGCCAGACCTTCAGGAATCGTGGCTTTAATGCCATCGACAGGATTCTGGAGATGTTGGATTCGGCATTTACGACGCTGCCCGGATATAACGACATGCCTGTCAGAGTAACTACTCGCACGGATATCGTACAGCGTACATCGGAGGTGAACAGTGCACACTTCATCAATAATTCACGACTGGTGTTCCTGCGCCTGGTACCTGTCATGACAGCCATCAGCAACAATGAGCTGAGACCTCTGATCGGCTGGCAGCTGTATAACGCCATGAAGCAGGCTTTGGAGGAAGGTCGGGCTGATGAGTGCGTGGGTAGCGGAGATCCTGCACGCACCTTCGGGGAACTGCGCCTTCAGTGCATACCCTTCGTGGTGAAGAAGGCCGTGGCACAGCTGATACGAGAGACGGGCAGCCTGACAGACCGGGGACTGTACTTCATCGCCACGGCTGCAGGCAATACGGAGAACCATACTGAGACCCCTGCCACACGACGCGAGGCTCACGATGCAGCAGCCACCGCTGAAGCAGAGGCGCGCGCAGCTGCAGACACCCTTATGGCTTTCATAGAATGGAAATGGCCGGAATACTACCCGGGCCGTCCGAGTGATATTTTCAAAAGAGACAACAATAACAAAAAAACTTTTTGGGCATGAAGACAATTCGATTTGAATACAGGGAACGCGGCAGCGTGAAGTTCGTTACCGCACAGATTCCCGAACGGCTGAGCGAGGCCAACGGACAGCAGTTTACCACCCTGCTCGCCCTCTCCCAGGGGCGCATCGCAGAGGAGCCTTTCTTTATCAACTTCTTCGGAATACCGGAGAAACTGCTTCCTCGCCTGGATCTGTGGCAGCTGTATGTGCTGACCGACCAGCTGCGAGATATCTGGAAGGTGGAAAAGATTGACCATTTCCCCATAGAGGAGATCTGTATCCCTGCGTCGGCAAAGACAAAGATGCTACGCCTCCATGCTCCTGCAGCTCAGCTGAAGGGAATGACCTTCCAGCAGTTCATGACCGTGGACCAGTTCTACCAGTGGTATATCTATACCGGCAAGCAGCAGTACCTGATATCCATGGTGGCAGCCCTGTATCTCGAGGAGGGAAAGACCTTTGCGGAACTGGATGCCGGACGCGTGACACAACGCCTGGAGGAATATCCGGACCGCTGGCTGCTCGAGGGGCTGGCATTCAACTGGAGCATGATTCGCGCCTGGCTTTCGGATGCCTATTCACACCTGTTCCCTTCCAATCAGGAGGAAGGCGAGGAGCAGAAGAAGGCTGCTCGTCCCGTGAAACAGCGCCCCGGCTCGTGGCTGAACATATTCGACACCCTCGTCGGCGATGACCTCACTCGTATTGACACCTATAAGGAACTGTCCTGCATGGATGTCATCAGGATCCTGAACAAACGCATCAAAGCACAGAAGAAATGACACCTACAGAGTACTTCCAGGGACTGGCTGCAGAACACGCGAAAGTGGGACACAAAGAGAATGAGCCCCATTTCGCCAGTTCTGTAGAGGACGCTTCCACGCTGATGGCGCGCATTCTGTATTATCCTGCGGTGTTCCTCGAGGAAGGGGATTTCTCCGTCGGAGGGACGGAAGGTAACCTGCTGTACATTCAGGATTTTCACCTGGTGTTCGTGGAACATGTCATGGACAGCGGCGACGTGAAGGAGGTGCAGGATGCGTTTAAAAAGACGGGAGTCATCTGTAGAGACTTCCTCGCACGGATGATCCGTGACCGCAAGCAACTCAAAGCACCTATGAAACGCTTCGATGCAAACGGTGCTGAAGCTCATAAGGTAGAACTGGAAGAAGCAGGACTCTACGGATGGTTCCTGCAGTTCCGCCTACCGCTGGCTTTTATATCGGAAAACTGTAACGGACACTTCCAGTCATGATAACTGCCGCCGAGAGAGAACAGCTGCTGCGCAAGGCTCAGATCGTGGCCAACGAGACAGAGACTGCAGCCAACGATGCCAACCGCATCGGCACGCTGTTTGCCCTGATTGTACGTGCCCTGGGCGACGGAGCTACGGAAGAGGATATCAAAGATCTTATCCGTAACTTCGGGAGCGGACTGTTCCTCTCGAAACTGAACGAAGATACTGCTTCGGCTGTCATCACATTCTTGCAGGGGCTGAAGATAGGCAACTGGCAGGAGGGTGACCTGATAGGATCCGGAGGATATATCGATCCTGATGCCAATGCTGTACTGCATTCTCTGAAGCTGAGGACTTGGCTGGAGGTTCC